ACTGAAATGCCGAACACTTTTGGGGAGAAACCTCCCCGAATAAAGAAACACTGGTCGTCATCACTTAAAGAAGCCATGCCATGTCGTTGGCAAGGCTTCGCCCTCTGCACTAGCGTCTATCCAAGCCAGAGCCTGTTCTATCTTTTTAATTGTGGATGCCCGCCCTTCGGTGTAGTCCACGCTCTGCTTGCGTTGCTCGTTGACAAGTTCCTTCTCGGTGCGTTGTCTAAGCCTTGACTTGAGTTGTGCGTGTAGTGCCTTGGGTATCTTGCGCTCGAACGGGACTTTGACCTTCTGCCCCTGTTTGGGTATCGCATCGAACAACTCAAGCACGGCATCCTTGACCTCACGCTTAACCCAGTCAGACCAATGCACACCATTGTTGGGATACTTTTTATCCTTGGCTACCTCGCTTGGCATGAGCGTGCCGTCTTGCGACAACTTGTGCATCCTGTCATGCAGTTTGCCTAGCACCAAGAGATACCCACTAAGCGCATCATTTCTCAGGGTTTCGCCGTTCTCGTATGCACACATACGCCTGACCAATCGCATCTCATACTCAAGGGGTTGGCGTAGTTCCGCCCAAAGGCGGGTGTGCTGATTGCGTTGTGCTTTGATTGAGCGCAATCGTTGCTTCTCATTTCTCACGCTTTCGATGATTTCTTGTTTGATGGGTATTGGCAAATCTTTAGTGGATAAATCAGTCATCACTTGATTTAGCGTGAGGTTGAGGTATTTAGGGTAGGCAAATGCCATGTTATTTCTCCAGAGAAATTAGAAATTATAAACTACCTATCCGCTATTTCGCAAGGTATCCAAGAGTTCGGACACTCGGTAGCCCGCATGAGTGTTGACGATGACGCACAAGTGTCCTAGATATCTATCCAAAATTTGCCAGACACTAACCAAAGGATAGATAAGCATAAGAATAGATGTAAAAGAAAATGTGCACATATATAAATACTCCCCTCCTTATATATATAAATAAATAAATAGATATATAGATAGGACTGTTTTTGCGGGATGCCAGCATTGACGCCACGAAATCGGTGTCGCAACTTTTGGATAGTGTGCGAAATTACGGATAGGTATTTTTTCAAATGTAATTTCGCATGAGAAATAACAAATGGGGAGATTTCTCCCCGATGTTTACAAGCCAAGGGGTAGTTGCACCATCTTTACGCCTTGTTGGGCTATCCAGTTGTTGCGTTCGCTCTCGCTTGCAGAGACGATGCTCGCGCCACCTATGAAACTTGCACAATGGAGCACATACTCGCGCCACTTCTTATCGTGTGGCTTGCTTGGGTAGTAGTCTTGAACTACGAGTGTGCCCTTGGGTGTGGGGATGTTGGCTATGTTCTTGAATTGTTGGAATTTACGCATGATGATTACTCCTTGAATGAATTGATGATGAACATGATTTGAATACCGAGAACGAAAGGCGAAGCGACACACAAGAACATGGAGAGATACCCGCCTTGTTCTTGCAATGCAAAGACGCCCACGAGAGTGGATAGCACGAGCATTTGGGCTAGTGCCATGTGAGAGAGGATGACTGTTGCTTTCATTTATAGCCCCTTGAATTGTGGGTTGTCGAGTAAGAAGGCTTTGAGTTCTACACCAAGGGCTTTAGCCCACTTGCGTTTGTTGGTGCGGAAGCAATAGTCTTGAAGTGTGACGAGACGAATGTAGTGATATAGCATGGGAATCTCCTGATTAGACAGACAAAAAAACGGCGGTGAGGGCTCGCGCCTGCACCGCCACGAACGATTGGGGAGAAATCTCCCCGATCAAACTTCCAAGGTAGCCAAGTAAGCACGAAGCATCTTGACTTGCTCGGCGAGAGTCTCGGCTTCAAACGAAGCGAGAGCGTTGTCCACGGCGTGGCGTTGCTCGACTGTGAAGTGAATCTTCTTGCCTGAAGTCTTGCCCGCAATAGGCTTGCCACGAGAAACCAAGTGGTAGCGTGCCTTTGCGTTTGCACCATTGACGATGCGCTCTTGGTCCTTGGTGCGCTCTGAGCGAGACTTAGCAAGGATGAGCGTGACCGCCTTGATACCCTTGGCATCGTCATGCTCGAACTTCATGTTGCCGAGCGTGTAGTGGAACACGGCACGAGAGAACAAGTCCTTTTGTTGCTCAGGCGTAGCCTTCACATACACATCGTGCAACGGCTTGCTTGCATCCAATGTCATGCGGTCGGCATTGCCGAGATTGAAGAAGAACTGATTGTGTGGAACTAAATTTGGCATAGAGCCTCCTGATTGAATGATTGAAATACAAACGGGGAGAAATCTCCCCGCTATCGACTAGGACTGATTTCCCAACCGATGCCTCTATTATAACACGAGGGTATACTTTAGTCCTATTGCGTAGGCGTATGCGGGTAAAAGTGAATACCTTAGACCCCACTATGGGGGCATCCCCCTGTTTGGACACCCTTGCGTGCGCTGTGCATGAACACTGTTTCGTAACCACAATTCAGTTTTCTGTAATACTAAATACCTCACCCCACAAATTTTATAAAAAATCCACAAAACACATGTCTAACTCTAGACAACACAGCATAAAAAAAGCCCCCGGTGTTTCCACGGGGGGGCTTAAGATGGTTTCATCCATCAGGAGAAGCAAATGTGCACGAAGACTTGACAACTGCTTGCACACTTACCAGAAGTTAGTATACACTCACACCCATCGGGAACGCAACCCGCAAACCTTTAGGGACAAATGCTTGATCACTTAGTAGATTTTGAACCTCCAGTTATGGAGCACAAGCCAAGGGCATCCCCGCCTTTGGAGAAATCGTCGCCACAAGAAATACTGAATGCCCAAGTCAACACAACCGCATGGCTAGAGAAACTGGGAGTAGACGATGACGACAAGGCTTTGAAAGAAGCCAACGCCAAGGCAGCGCAAAAAGTATTTACTGCGTTGTCCACCAACACCCCTGTTGCGGAAACCAAACACCAACTCACCCAAATAAAAACCCCAGAGGCAGTACGCCATCTGGTTGCCATGCTGGCTGCATACGACTGGGAGTTTGTAGAACAAGCCAAGCACTTGCGCGGTATGGCGGTAGCAAAAATTCTGGAGGAGACAAATCATCCAGACGCCAGAGTACGACTCAAAGCATTAGATATGCTGGGGCGGATTACGGAAGTTGCCCTGTTCACCGAACGGGTGGAGATCAAGAAGGCCGACATGTCGGACTCAGACATCGACAAGAAGATTAAAGAAAAGCTAAACAAGTTCATGGGGGTTGTGGACGTTGAAGACGTAACCGAAATAGCACCCGACAAAACTGACATAAGCACAGAAGATGAACTTCAGCAGCCTAAACCTGACGCAGTCTGAAGCCAAAGCGCTTCAACTAGCCCTGCCCAAGATGTCGGTGCAGGAGAAGATCGAGTTGATGGACATGTTAGATGAGCGTGAGCGTCGGGCGTCCCTGTATGGTGCCAGAGGCCATATACTGGACTTTGCCAAGCACGTCTATCCGGGCTTTAAGGTGGGACCACAGCACAAGAAGCTAGCCAAAATCTTCGAGGATGTGATCTCAGGCAAGAAAAAGCGTGTGATTATCAACATCGCACCGCGTATGGGTAAGTCGGAGTTCTCCAGTTACCTGTTCCCAGCGTACTTCCTAGGTAAATACCCCCATAAGAAGATCATCATGGGTACGCACACCGCAGGTTTGTCTGAAGACTTTGGACGCAGAGTTCGTAACTTGATCGACACGGAGGAGTATCGTGAAATCTTCCCCTCAACGAATGTGGCTGACGACCAAAAAGCCGCCGGAAAGTGGTCTACGTCTGCCGGTGGACAGTACTACGCGGCAGGTGTCGGCGGAGCGCTTGCTGGGCGCGGCGCTGACTTATTCGTTATTGATGACCCGCATTCAGAACAAGACGTTAAAGTAAACTCCCGTCTAGCGTTTGACACGGCATGGTCTTGGTTTCAAACGGGGCCCTTGCAACGTCTGATGCCGGGCGGTGCGATCATAGTAATCATGACCCGTTGGTCTCTTCTAGACCTCACAGGACGCCTGCTGGACTACCAAACGAAGAATCCTGAGTCCATACCTTGGGAAATCGTGGAGTTGCCCGCCATATTGAACGAGGGCACGGAGAATGAGAAGTCTCTTTGGCCTGAGCAGTGGGCTCTCCCAGCATTAAAGGCTACCAAGGCCAGTATTGACCCAAGGTATTGGAACGCGCAGTACATGCAGCAGCCCACTTCGGACAATAGTGCGGTTATTTCTCGCAAAATGTGGAGAATTTGGGAGTCAGACGAGCCACCAACGTGCGATTACGTCATCCAGTCTTGGGATACTGCTCACGAAGTCAAAACAAATTCGGATTATTCTGCGTGTACAACGTGGGGTGTGTTCTATAACGAGGAAGAGGGACACAAAGCGCAGATTATTTTGCTAGATGCCTTCAAAGAACGCATGACTTTCCCAGAATTGAAGGCGGCGGCACTCAAACACTATAGAGAGTGGGAGCCTGATGCGTTTATTGTGGAGAAGAAGTCTGCTGGCGCACCACTAATCCAAGAATTCAGAGCGATGGGCATACCCGCGTGGGAGACAAACCCTAGTCGTGGCAATGACAAGATGGTACGATTGAATGCGATTGCAGACCTTTTTGCGTCAGGCATGGTGTGGGCACCGGATACGCGCTGGGCGCGTGAGGTGATTGAGGAAGTTGCGGCGTTCCCAGTGGGCGAGCATGATGACTTCGTGGATACTACGTCCCAAGCACTGATGCGGTTCAGACAAGGCGGGTTCATATCGTTGGATAGTGACGAAAAAGATGAACCAATAATTTTTAAACGTAAGCAACACGCTTACTACTGAGGACCAACATGGCAACCAATATCGACAAAGCGCTATACCAACAACCACAAGGTATCGAGGAACTTGCGCAAGACCAGCCAGAAGATTTTGAGATTGAGATCATTGATCCCGAAGAAGTCAACATCCGTGCAGGTGACTTAGAGCTAAGCATCAAACCCGGCGAGGAAGATGGTGAAGACTTCAACGCTAACTTGGCAGAGGAGATGGACGAGAGCGCAATGGACTTGATGGCAAGCGATCTGGCTGACGATATTGACAATGACAAGAACTCACGCAAGGACTGGGAGAAAGCCTATACCCAAGGCATAAAACTTTTGGGCTTGCAGTACGAAGAGCGTACAGAACCTTGGAACGGCGCATCTGGCGTGTTCCACCCAATGATCACAGAAGCTGTGGTACGTTTCCAAAGCGAGACAATCACGGAGATGTTCCCTGCGCAGGGGCCAGTACGTACCAAAATCATTGGTAAAGAAACTACGCAAAAGAAAGAAGCCGCGCAGCGTGTCGAGGAAGACATGAACTACCAATTGACGGAAGTCATGAAAGAGTTCCGTCCAGAACAAGAGCGTATGTTGTGGTCACTGCCTGCCACTGGCTCAGCGTTTAAGAAAGTCTACGAAGACCCTAACCTTGGTCGCCAAGTCTCGATGTTCATCCCAGCAGAGGACATTGTTTTGCCGTATGGCGCGACGGACATGGACACTTGCTATCGCGTGACCCACGTCATGCGTAAGACTAAGAACGAGATTCTTAAACTCCAACAAGCAGGGTTCTACCGCGACATTGACTTGCCTGACCCAACAAAGACATCGCAAGACGACATCAAGAAAGCCAAGGACAAAGAGACGGGCTTTAACGACCTCAACGATGACCGCTATACGCTATATGAGTGCCATGTTGACTTAGACCTCAAAGGCTTTGAAGACAAGGACGATGACGGCGAAGAGACCGGCATCGCATTACCATACGTAGTTACCCTAATAAAAGGCTCAAACGACATCCTGTCAATACGCCGCAACTGGAAGGAAGATGATGAGTACAGACTCAAGCGCCAGCACTTCGTCCACTACCAGTACATCCCCGGCTTTGGAGCCTACGGCTTTGGCCTCTTCCATCTCATCGGTGGATTTGCTAAATCAGCAACGAGCATCATGCGCCAGTTGGTTGACGCTGGCACTTTATCGAACCTCCCCGGCGGCCTTAAGTCCCGTGGACTTCGCATTAAGGGTGATGACACACCGATCGCGCCCGGAGAATTCCGCGACGTAGATATTGGTTCTGGCGCACTGCGCGAGAACATCCTGCCTCTGCCATACAAAGAACCAAGCGCGGTTCTAGCCCAGTTGCTAGGCACAATCGTAGAAGAGGGACGTCGTTTTGCGGCAACAGCGGACATGAAAGTGTCCGATATGTCTGCACAGGCCCCTGTTGGGACTACCTTGGCACTACTAGAGCGCCAGCTAAAAGTGATGACCGCGGTTCAAGCGCGTCTGCACTACACGTTCAAGCAAGAGTTGGGGCTGCTCTCAATCATTATCCGTGATAACGCAAGCCCAACCTACAACTTTGATCCTGAGCACGGCAAACGCTCCGCTCGTCACGAGGACTACGAGAACGTAGACATTATTCCTGTTAGCGACCCAAATGCTGCCACGATGTCCCAACGTGTCGTGCAGTATCAAGCAGTCATTCAGATGGCGCAGATGGCTCCGGACATTTACGACTTGCCACAACTGCACCGCAGGATGCTTGAGGTTTTGGGGATCAAGAACCCAGACAAGTTAATCCCTCTGCCAGACGACGAGAAGCCAAAAGACCCAGTGTCCGAGAACATGGCTATGTTGCGTGGCGAGCCGATGAAGGCGTTCATGCACCAAGACCACGAGGCACATATCAAGGTGCACATGTCAATGATCAACGACCCACTAGTCCAGCAACTTGTCGGACAAAACCCCAAGGCACCAATGATGCAAGCCGCAATGATGGCGCATGTATCGGAGCACGTTGGTTATTTGTATCGCCAAAAGATCGAGCAACAGTTGGGTATGCCACTGCCTCCAGAAGACGAGAAGCTGCCACCAGAAATCGAGTTGGCGCTCTCAGGCATGATGGCGCAAGCAGCCGGCCAAGTCCTTCAGCAAAGCCAAGGGCAAGCCGCACAGATGCAGGCACAACAACAAGCGCAAGACCCTGTTATCCAGATGCAACAACAAGAGTTGGCGATCAAGCAAGGCGAGTTGCAGATCAAGGCACAGAAGACTCAGGCCGACATCATGTTGGCGCAGAAGAAACTTGCCGCAGATGCAGCCGCCAAAGCCGACAAAATGCACTTGGAAGAAAAGAAACTCATGGTCGACGCTGCCGACAAAGCCGACAGAAACCGCGCATCTCAAGGCGAAGACCCACAGGTTGCCGCCGCACGGGCGCAACAAGAACTCGATGCTATGCAAAACAGAACCGTTATGGCAGCGCAACAACACAATCAAACCCTGACGCACAAACAACAGGTACATCGTCAGAACCTAGAACACCAGCGTGAACAAGCTGCCATCCGTGCCGAACAGGCACGCAACAAACCAGAGGGAAATCCTAAGAAATGATTAACGAATTCGCACGCGTATTGCGCGAAAAAATACGCACCGATATGAACAACTACGCAGATGACCTTGCCGCAGGCACCTGCCAGACGTTCGACCAATATCAAAAACTCTGTGGGGTGATTCATGGTCTAGCCATCGCAGAGGGTTACTTACTCGACCTTGCAAAGAAAGTTGATGAATCAGATGAGTGAAATACTCCTGCCTCCCGGTATTGCCTTACCGCCCTCCGTCCAACAATTGGACACACCCGAACCAGACGCTACGGAAGAAATCAAAGCGACTGCACTACCACTCCCAACAGGTTACAAAATCCTGTGCATCGTCCCTCCGGTGGATGCCAAGATAGCTGGGACAGACCTCGACTTAGTTCGAGACACGGCAACTATGCGTCAAGAAGAACATGCCACTACGGTGTTGTTTGTTATGCGTATAGGGCCAGATGCGTTTAAAGACACCACCAAGTTCCCATCGGGTGCGTGGTGCAAAGAAGGTGACTTCGTCTTAGTACGTACGTACTCCGGTACGCGATTCAAAATATTTGGAAAAGAGTTCCGCGTCATCAACGATGACATGGTGGAATGTGTTGTGCAAGACCCCCGTGGGATAACCCGCGCTTAAGGAGTAGATATGGCTGGAGAACAATTTAAGTTCCCTGACGAAGTCGAAGAAGTCAAAGTAGAAGTTACCGGAGACGATGACTTTGAAGTTGAAATAGTAGACGATACGCCAGAACAAGACCGTGGTCGTAAACCGTTAGACAGGGAAGTCGAAGACCCAACGGACGACGAGATTGAGTCCTACACCCAAGGTGCGCAAAAGCGTATCAAGGAGTTGACCCATGCCCGTCACGATGAACGTAGAGCCAAAGAAGCTACTTTGCGTGAAAAACAAGAACTTGAGGCTTTTTCACAACGCCTGTTGGAAGAAAATAAAAAGCTACGTCAAAACGTCAATACGGGTTCTGAGCAGTACACGCAGATGGCTAAAACCGCTGCTGAAGCTGAATTGGACAAAGCACGCCGTGACTACAAGGCCGCACAGGAGGCTTTTGACTCCGATGCCATTCTTGCCGCACAGGAAGCACTGCTTGATGCCAAAATGAAATTGGAATCTGCAAAGAATTTTCGTCCAACCCCTTTACAAGATGAAAATTCTGATGTACAAACGAGCTATCAAGAACCTCAACGTGTTCAACCGGACGAAAAAACCTTGCGCTGGCAAGCAAAAAACCAGTGGTTCGGAAGCAACGGGTTCGAAGAAGTTACCAGCTACGCACTAGGGCTGCATCAAAAGCTAGTCAATTCGGGTTCTGACCCGCGATCTGATGAATATTTCGAGCAAATTGATGCTCGCGTGAAGTCAAAGTTCCCTGAAGTTTTCGGTGGTAATGAAGACAAGCCAAGGTCCGGTGATACTCCGAGAAAACCTGCTTCTGTGGTTGCACCTGCGACACGTTCGTCAGGCAAAAGAACGGTTCAGTTAACAAAAACTCAGTTGGCGTTAGCAGAAAAGTTTAAATTAACCCCTCAACAGTATGCTGCGCAAGTAGCGAGATTGGAGAATCAAAATGGCTGAAAACCGTACCCCCCGTGACACTTTGTCACGCGAAAAAACTGTTCGTAAAGTCTATAGACCTACGAGTTCTTTGCCCGACCCGACACCTGAGCCGGGATATTCGTATCGCTGGGTAGCGACGCATATCTTGGGGCAGCTTGAACCAACTAACACGTCTCGCAAGTTTCGTGATGGCTGGATACCGGTGAAAGCAGAGGATCATCCGGAGTTAATGTTGGTTGGAAATAGTACTGGTAATGTAGAAATTGGTGGTCTTTTGCTTTGCAAAATGCTTACTGAAGACTTAAAAGCCATTAAAGAGTACTACGAAGACCAAGCGGAAGCAAACATGTCTTCGGTGGACAACCACTTCATGCGAAACAACGATCCACGCATGCCATTGTTCTCAGAGAGAAAATCGACGACGAGCAAAGGCGCTGGATTTGGTTCTGGTTCTAAATAACTTTTTACAGGAGTCTTAAATGGCATATCCAATCCTTGATGCCCCATATGGGTTCAAACCCATTAATCTGATTGGTGGTCAAGTTTTTGCTGGTTCAACACGGAACATTCCGATCCAGTACAACTTTGGCACCAATATTTTCTACGGTGATATCGTAGGTCAATCGCGTGGCTTTGCTACACGTTCTACTGTAACTACTGGTGGTAGTGCCGTAACAGGCTCTGCTGGTAACGGTACGATTGGTGTGTTCTTAGGCTGCACATTTACTAACCCAACCACCAAGCAAAAGCAGTTTTCCCAATTCTGGCCCGCAAACACGCTGGCTGGTGACGCAGTTGCTATCGTGACTGATGATCCAGACACCTTGTTCCGTGTGGCTGCTGTTACTGCCGCTGGCGGTACGACCATTGGTTCTATTGCTCGTTCTGATGTCGGTATGAACTGTGAAGGTTCTAACTTGGCTGGTAACGTCAATACTGGTAACTCTTCCAACGGTATCGTTGCTGCTACCGCAGCAAACACTTCAACTTTGCCAATCCGCATCGTTGATTTGGTTCCCGATACAGCTATTGTTGCTACCGCAACATTGTCTAGCGGTGGCGGCACTAGCAGCTTGGTGTGTACTGGTCTGACCAGAACATTACCATTAGGTACAGACGTTGCTTATTTGGCTGCTAACGGTCAGTTAATTGGTACAGGCTCGCGTGTTTCATCTGCTGTTACAGGCACTGGCTCACAAACAGTTTCTATCAATGCGCAAGCTGCGACAGTTAACTCCCCCACCGGTACCGCCTCTACAGGTATTACCATCCCAGCAAACAGCACTATGGTGTTCACTATTTACCAAGAAGCAATTGTAAAATTCAACTTCGGTATTCATGAGTACTATAGTAATACTAACCAATCGGTTAGCGTTTAATAAGGAGTAACTTACTATGGCTATTTCACGCGCACAACTACTGAAGGAACTCCTTCCCGGTCTTAACGCATTGTTCGGTCTTGAGTACGCACGCTACGGCGAAGAGCATAAAGAAATCTACGAAATTGAGAAATCAGAGCGTAGTTTTGAAGAAGAAACCAAGTTATCTGGTTTCTCCGCTGCTCCTGTTAAGAACGAGGGTTCTGCCATTGCTTATGACAATGCGCAGGAAGCGTTCACAGCACGCTATAACCACGAAACTATTGCTTTGGGTTTCTCGATCACTGAAGAGGCGATTGAAGACAACTTGTACGACAGCTTGTCTGCTCGTTACACCAAAGGTTTGGCTCGTGCTATGTCCTACACCAAGCAGGTCAAAGCAGCTTCTGTTTTGAACAACGGCTTTAGCGCTGCCTACGTTGGCGGTGATGGCGTTGCTCTTTTCAGCACTTCTCACCCCTTGGTTAGCGGTGGCGTTAACAGCAACACTCCATCTACTCAAGCTGACTTGAACGAGACTTCTTTGGAAGCCGCCGTTATTCAAATCGCTGCTTGGACTGATGAGCGTGGTCTGTTGATCGCTGCTAAACCACGTAAGTTGATCATCCCACCAGCACTGCAATTCGTTGCTACTCGTCTGTTAGAAACCAGCCTCCGCGTTGGTACTAACAACAACGACATCAACGCGTTGAAGAACAATGGTTCGATCCCAGAAGGTTACGCAATTAACCACTTCTTGACCGACATTAACGGTTGGTTCTTGACCACAGACGTTCCTAACGGGTTGAAGATGTTTGAGCGTACCCCATTGAGCAATTCAATGGATGGTGACTTCGATACCGGCAACGTGCGTTACAAGGCTCGTGAGCGTTATAGCTTCGGTTGGTCTGATCCTTTGGGCGTTTTTGGCTCATCTGGTTCATTCTAAGAAAAAGGGGGTCACAAGCCCCCTTTTTTATTGACATCTTAGAAATATGGTGTATATTTCAAATATCTGGGTGATCCGCTTTTACCACCACTGCCCCAGCAGACGATGCAACGATCGGTAAGAGCACTTTTGCATAAGGACTATTGTCATGGCACGTTCCACATTTGAAGGCCCGATTCTCGCGGGCGATAACCGTTTTGGTCCATTTCGTAACGTAGGTTACGCAGATTTAGTACAAAGCGTTGGTTTAAACATAGCAACCACAACCGCTAATACGGCGAATTATGGTGGCGCTTCCGCTGGTGTGTTTGTTAAATCAAACGGCATCCCTAACGCTCAAGCTACTGTTTACACACCTAACTCGGCATCTGCAACGCTAACCGCAACTACTGTCCCTGCTGATAGCGCTACCGTATATCGCGGTGCTGTTATGTACATTCCAATTGGAAGCAAGATTGTTGATATTTTTGTTGACATCGGTGTTGTTACCACTTTTACAAGCGGTTCATTGACTTCTGTTCAAGTTAACGTCAGCAATGATTATGTTGCCGCCGCAGGCACTTGCACATACGCACAAACGGGTGTGTTGACTTCTCCAGCAGTAGGTCGTCAATCGTTTAACGCATTCACGGCGACTCAGTTGGCTAACCAACAAGCCACTTCTACCGACATCGTAGGTGTTAATGGCAATCAAAGTTTGTCGCAGATAGTTTTCACTATTGCTTCTATCAACGGAACCAACGTGGCAATCACTGGTGGTACTTACTACTTCACTTTGCGTTATGTCCAACCTGATGGCAACATTGGTACCACTACAACTTACCCATTTGGTAACTTTGACTAATTAAGCAGGGGCTTCGGCCCCTTTCTTTGGATTTAAGGAGTTAATATGTCAGGATGGACAGTCGTAGATACGGCAACAAACAAATCACTGCCCGTTGGTGGTAGCCAAAATTCTGGTACTGGAGTGCCTTATGTATCTCCCGTGCCTTCAGCAACAGACCCCGTACAGAAGTTTCGTATTTCTTCTCCGCAGTCACTCATTGACACGGACTTTGAATACGGCACTCAGCCCACCAAGTGGGAAAGTGTTTCTCTGCAAAACAATCGTCAGAGTACATACTTTCTCCCGCAACAGCCTAGAGCAGTTACTACAATTACTGCATCAACTAGTACTGTTACTGTTGCTATGGCAGACACAAGTGGCTTTTCAGTTGGAACGCCAATCTATGTTCAAAATTCTTTAGACCCACTTCTTAATGGTTGGTGGTTGGTGTCTGAGGTTAACGCAAGCACAAACGTCAAATACGTTATTACAACGGCAACGGCAACCACTACCAATCAATATTCTGCTACCGGTACATCTGTGTACTTAGGGTATTTCTTTTCTAGTTGTGGTATCCAGTTAACAGGTACATCAGCTTTTTCTTTTACTTTATCAACAGTTACTGTAACCACTACTGGCGCTCACGGCTTGAATAAAGGTAGCCTTGTTTATATTATTGGTACAACTGGCCCATCTACAGCAACAACAGTTAATGCCGCGCAAATAGTTGCATCAGTACCTACATACAACACTTTTACGTTTACCAACGTAAATGGAACGCCTTCTACAACCATTGCCAACACCGCCGGAAACACAAACGTGTTTGCGCGACCATCAGGTTTTGTTGAGCCTCGTTCGTTTGATGGTGGCGTAGCGTTCTCTGCTGGCTCTTCTATTCCAAACCAACAGTTAATTCGTCAGACCCGTCGTTACTTCCGTTACCAGTCTGGTAAAGGACTTCAGTTCTCAACTGGATCATCTTTAAAGCCAGCGTTGTTTGTATCTTCAATGGTTAACGCTTCAGGCACGGTAACAGTCACATGCCGTTTTACTCACAACTTAACTGCTGGTACATCAATCCAAGTTGCTGGAGCAAATCAAGGTTACTTTAACGGTACCTTTACTGTTGCGTCCGTCACCAGCCCAACTGTTTTTACATACACAATTGGCACAAGCAATAGCGTTACTGCAACAGGCCAATTCCGCGTTAGTCCTTTGGCTTGGTTTGGTGCCAATAGCCGCATTGGTATGTTGGACCAACAAAACGGTATGTTTTTTGAGTTTGACGGCACAACACTTTATGCTGTACTTCGCAACAGTACCAATCAAATAAGCGGAACAGTTGCTGTCACAGTCGGTTCAGCCGTAGTTACAGGTACAGGAACAGCATTTTTGACCCAGCTACAGCCCGGTCAGTTCATTGTGATTCGCGGACAGACGTACCGAGTTGTACAGATTGTGTCTGATACATCATTGTCTGTTAGCCCCGAATATCGCGGCGCTACAACTATTGCCAACTGTGTTGTTTCTCAAACTATTGATACTCGCTTCCCGCAGTCACAATGGAATTTAGATAGGTGTGACGGTACAGGACCGTCGGGTTACAACATTGATTTGACCCGTATGCAAATGTGGTACATCGACTACTCATGGTACGGTGCTGGTTACATACGTTACGGCGTTCGCGGCACTAACGGTTTAATCACTTATGTGCATCAAATCCAAAACAACAACAAGCAATTTGAAGCATACATGCGCTCTGGAAACATGGGCGCTCACTATGAAGTGTCTGGAATTCCTCCACAGACGTTCTTAACGGCGCCTTTGTCTGGGTCTACCACAACCCTCAGTGCTGACATTTTGATTAATGCGCTGACGATCCCGGTAGCACAAACCAGCGTGTTCAATGCAAGCGGTGGCGTTGCTGCAATTGGTACTGAGTTAATTTTTTACAGGACCACATCCGTAGCATCTGGCGCAGGTAACTTGGTTGATTGCATTCGCGGTTTTAACGGAACTGTTGCAGACGACCGAACATCCGGCACAACTATTTCACCGTCTTCATTCACGGTAAGTGACGCTCGCGGGTTCCCCACTCCAGCACAAACGCCTTCAACTTTGACGGTTGAAGTGATGGCAGCTAACGGTAATATTGAGTACATCAACTACACCGGCATCACCTCTAGCGGCATTTTCTTTGGCTTGACTAGGGCGCAAACTGGCGGTCAGGCAACTGCGCAAGCATTTGCTAACGGCGACGTAAGAACCTCTGTTGAGTTTGTTGCGCCAGCTTCTGTTCCATCCCTGTCTCACTGGGGTTCATCTGCAATCATGGACGGTAGATTCGATGACGATAAGTCGTTGATTTTCAACTTTGGCGTAAATGCTCCTATCCTTTTAGACACTTCGATTGCCCGTGTAACTCCACTGCTTGCAATCCGCATTGCTCCTTCAGTGGATAACGGTCAAGTAGGGTTGATGGGGGAGAAAGAAATTATCAACCGTATGCAACTGCAATTGATCGAATTAGGTGTTATTACCACTGGCGCTGTGTTGGTCACCTTGGTGTTGAACGGCTATGCAACAGGCGGAACTTGGAGCGTTTGGTCTTCACCAAGAACTTTAGGTGGTGCTTCATACACTTCGTCTTTGGCGCAGGTTTCTATAAACACCAATACAGCCGCAATAATGGTCGGCGGCGAATCAGTTGCTGCGTTTTATACCAACACATCTGGTCAAACTGTTTTAGATTTGGCCCAAGTGCGCGATCTTGGTAACTCAATTTTGGGTGGTGGTACAACTGCTTCCGTATCTACAAATTACTCCGGTGTCTATCCAGATGGGCCTGATGTTATTTATGTATGCGCTACCAACGTGGTGGTATCGGCAACACCAAACGTGTACGCCCGTTTGTCTTGGAAAGAAGCACAGGCTTAACATGGCATCCCCAGCATGGCAACGCAAGGAAGGCAAGAACCCCAACGGCGGACTGAACGCCAAGGGGCGAGCCTCTGCGAAACGCGAAGGGCACAACTTGAAACCTCCTCAACCAGAGGGCGGCTCAAGGCGCGACTCTTTCTGTGCAAGGATGAGTGGAATGAAAAAGAAATTGACATCCGCAAAAACAGCGAACGACCCGAACTCTAGGATTAACAAGAGTCTTAGAGCTTGGAACTGCGCTGAAGGCGGGTACGTAAACTCAGCAGACGGTATAGCCCAAAAAGGCAAGACCAAAGGAAGAATGATATGAACAACGACGTAAAAACAATGACTGACGGCGCTGCCGTTGTAGTTGGTCTTGGCGGTTTCATGGGATGGGTAACTCCAGTCGTGGGACTTATTGGTGGAGTATTGACCATTGTGTGGTTAAGCATTCGCATTTGGGAAACAGATACTGTTAAAGGCTTGATGGCTAAGTATGCCAAGCACGAGTAAAAAACAACACAATTTCATGGCTGCGATAGCACACTCGCCGTCGTTTGCCAAGAAAGTAGGAGTCCCACAGTCTGTGGGCAAGGATTTCAACAACGCCGATAAAGGCAAATCTTTTAAAAAAGGTGGTGATACTATGGCAGGCAAAATGAACCCCGGCTTCATGGCAATGATGGCTAAGAAAAAAGGCACTAGCAAAATGGCTGGTGGTGGTATGACTGGTATGGGCAAAGTAAAAACTGCCGCTCCTAGCCGTGACGGTGTTGCTGTTAAAGGCAAGACCAAAGGCAAAATGATTGGTATGAACAAGGGCGGC